GTTGAAGGATTCCCAGTTTACGGTAACACCAACTACGCATATCAGTATATCAGTGACACTTACGAAGACGATGTCAACTGGGATATGGAACAGATTAAAGTTTACACTATTGACATTGAGACTGAAACTGAGAATGGATTCCCAGACATCAAGTCTGCCAATGAAGAAGTTCTGCTAATCACCATCAAGGATCTTCAATCTAAGAAGGTTGTTACCTTTGCTCAAACAAAGTATGGTGAGTATAAGTCTCCTCGTTCTGATGTTACTATGGTCAACTGCCGTGACGAACAACATATGCTCAAAGAGTTTATGATTTGGTGGCAAGGTAATTATCCAGATGCTATCACTGGTTGGAACACTGACTTCTTTGATAATGTTTATTTGATTCATCGTATTCAGCGAGAGTTGGGTGATACCTTTGCCAACAAAATTAGTCCATGGGGTTATGTCAATCAACGAAAGACTTTCATTAAAGGTAATGAAGAGATTCACTATGACATCATGGGTATTTCTCAGCTAGATTATCTCGAACTTTATAAGAAATATACATATACAAAGCAAGAGTCGTATCGTTTGGATTATATTGCTAGTGAAGAACTAGATGATAAGAAGAAAGAGAATCCAGGAAATGACTTCAAAGATTTCTATACAAACTACTGGACAGACTTTGTTGAGTACAANATTCATGACGTAGAGTTAGTTGATAAATTAGAAGACAAGATGCGTCTGCTAGAGTTGCACCTGACCATGGCATACAATGCGAAGATTAATCCTGAAGATGTTTACTCGCAGGTTCGTATGTGGGACACTATCATTTACAATCACCTGCGTAAGAAAGGTATTGTGATTCCAGCAAAGGCATACTCTGGTAAAGATGCTCAGTTCGAAGGTGCTTATGTAAAAGATCCAATGATTGGTATGCACAAGTGGGTTGTTTCGTTTGACTTGAACAGTCTGTATCCTCACTTGATTATGCAGTACAACATCAGTCCAGAAACTCTGACAAGCGAGAAGTTGTCAGTCACTGTTGACAAGTTACTTAACAAAGAGATTGATACAGACTATCTCAAACGAAGAGACCTTGCCATGACTGCGAATGGTTGGACATATCGTAAAGACATCAAAGGGTTTATGCCTGAGTTGATGGAAGAGATGTATATCAATCGTTCTAAGTTTAAGAAACAGATGTTGAAGATTGAACAGGAATATCAAAACGATAAGACAAAAGTTCATCTACTAAAAGATATCTCTCGACTTAACAATCTGCAGATGGCGATGAAGATTGCTCTTAACTCTGCTTATGGTGCGATGGGTAATCAGTACTTCCGATACTTTGACATTCGTATGGCTGAAGGTATTACGACTTCTGGTCAGTTATCTATTCGTTGGATGGCAAATAAGTTAAATGCATTCCTAAACAAGACTCTTAAAACAGAAGGTAAAGATTTTGTTATTGCGATTGATACTGACTCAATCTATCTTACGCTGGAACATCTCATTGAGAAAGTTTGTGAAGGTAAGAACACTGAGCAGAAGATCAAGTACATGGACAAGATCTGTGAAGATGTTTTCCAACCATTCATTGATCAAGGTTACACAGAACTATCAGATTACATGAATGCGTATAGTCAAAAGATGGTCATGAAGCGAGAAGTTCTTGCGGACAAAGCCATCTGGACTGCCAAGAAAAGATATATCATTAATGTTCACAACTCAGAAGGAGTTCAGTTTGCGAAACCTAAGATTAAAGTTATGGGTTTGGAGATGGTCAAGTCATCTACACCTGCGGTTATTCGTGATAAACTACGTGAGTCTATTCAAGTTATCCTTTCGGGAGAGCAGAAAGATCTACATGCGTATGTTATGGAGTTTAGAAAACAGTTTGATAAATTACCGATTCAAGAGATTGCTTTCCCAAGAGGTGTGAATGGGATGAAGCAGTATGCTGGCTCTCCGATTTATACAAAGGGAACACCAATACATGTTCGTGGTTCTTTGCTGTTTAACCATCACTGTAAACGCATGGGAATAGATAAGAAGTATCAACCTATTCGTGATGGCGATAAGATTCGTTTTGTTTATGTTCGCACACCAAATCCTTTTCAAGAAGATGTGATTGCATTTCCTCAAGTTCTGCCAAAAGAGTTTAAATTAGAATCATACATAGATTATGACAAGATGTTTGAGAAGGTTTTCTTAGACGCATTACAAATTGTAATCCAATCCTTGGGCTGGAAGACTCAAGAAGAAAGTTCACTGGAGGATTTCTTTGGCTAACATTAGAGTTATCAAAAAAGGTATCAATGTTTCTAAGATATTGAAACAGTTACACCAATACCCAGAGGATTGGGGTTCACAAAAGAACATTGAAGGTGCAGGAGATCTTGTCAATGATCAGGGGTTCCCTGCAGTTCAAGCAGGTGTATTGCAATTAGTTGTAGGTGTCGTTGCACAAAAAGAAGACTATGTTGGTGACAGTGAAATGTCTAGTAGAACTCCAGCTTGTAATAGACATACAGAGATTATAGGATTCTTAAAACGAAACTTTAAGAAGTTTGACAGATGTGGGTTCTTGTCTTTACCGATTGGTGGAGAAGTTGGACAGCATATTGATATTGGAAGTTATTACCAAACCAGAGACAGATACCATCTTGCAATACAAGGAACATATGACTACACAGTTGGCGGAGAAACTGTAACAGTTAATCCTGGAGATCTTATTTGGTTTAATAATAAATTATCACACGGAACAAAGAATGTCGGAGATGTAATAAGAATTACATTTGTGTTTGATGTNCCACATAGCAAGAATAATCCATAATTGTCTTGCAATAAAATTTACAGTATAATGTTAACANAACATAAAGGAACACTATGAGTATACTAGACAAAATTAAAAAGGGTTCAACTATCAAGGATTCATCAATCCTAGCAAACTCTAAATTCTTCACAAAGAAGGATATGATTCCTACTTCAATTCCAATCATCAATGTGGCTCTTTCTGGTCGTCTTGATGGTGGTTTGACTCCAGGACTTACAATGTGGGCTGGTCCAAGCAAACACTTTAAGACAGCGTTTAGTTTGTTGATGGCAAAATCTTACATGGACAAATATGAAGATGCTGCCTTACTCTTTTATGATTCAGAATTCGGTACACCACAATCTTATTTTGACACATTTGGTATTGATACCAAAAGAGTTCTTCACACTCCTCTTACAGATGTTGAACAACTTAAATTCGACATCATGCAACAACTACAAAATGTAGAACGTGGTGATCATCTTATTATCGTTATCGATTCAATCGGAAATCTTGCTTCAAAGAAAGAAGTAGAAGATGCTATGGATGGTAAGTCTGTTGCTGACATGAGTCGTGCTAAACAAATGAAGTCATTGTTCCGTATGGTTACACCACACTTGAACATGAAAGACATTCCATTAGTTGTAGTAAATCATACATATAAAGAGATTGGTTTATATCCAAAGGACATCGTTGGTGGTGGCACTGGATCATATTATTCTGCTGACAATATCTTTATTCTTGGTCGTCAGCAAGAAAAAGATGGAACTGAAGTTGTTGGTTACAATTTCATTATTAATGTAGAAAAGAGTCGTTATGTTAAAGAAAAATCTAAAATACCTGTTAGTGTATCTTTTGATGGTGGTATTAGTACATGGTCTGGTTTACTCGATATTGCTCTTGAATCAGGACATGTGGTTAAACCTACCAATGGTTGGTACTCAAAGGTAGATGTAGAAACAGGTGAGGTTGAAGATAAAAAATATCGTATTAAAGATACTGATACCAAAGACTTTTGGTTACCATTGTTAACATCTAAATCATTCTACAATTATGTGAAGAACAAGTATTCAATGGGACAGGCTGATATGTTACAGTCTGATGGTCTTGATAAAGCACTAGAGGACTTAGAATTCAATGAAGAGTAATCTACCAATTACTATCACAGAGAATAGACACAGTGGTCTTCAAGCAATAAAATTGACAGAAGGTGCTTTTGAAGGTATAATTTATACATATGGAAAGGTATCATTCGATGAAAAGGATGATACTTTGCATTTAAAGTTTGAGTATGAGATCCTTGATTCTGCTGATAAAGGTATGACAGATATGAAACCTTTTGAAGCATACATAGGTGATATACTACAAGAATTGCTACATCAAGGTGTGGCAGAAAACAATTTAACATACACAGGTGGAACAGAAATTGATGCGAATAGAACAAAAGATTCTGAGCAATCTGATATTTGATGAAAACTATTGCCGTAAAGTAATTCCATTTATCAAGAAAGAATATTTTGCAGAGCGCAAAGAAGTAATCTTAGCAGACGAGATTGTTTCTTTCTTCACCAAGTATAACAAACCAGTATCCAAAGAAATCCTACAGATTGAAATTAGTAATAGGAAAGATCTCAACGATAAAGAGTTGGATGACCTTGGCAAATTTATCGGTACACTTAGCCAAGAACCAGTCAATGAAGACTGGATGTTAGAAAATACTGAAAAGTTTTGTAAGGACAGAGCAGTTTATAATGCAATTCTTAAATCAATTCAAATCATTGATGGTAAAGACAAGGCTCAGTCAACTGATTCACTTCCATCTATTCTTTCTGATGCACTTGCTGTTTCATTTGATAATCATATTGGGCATGACTATTTGGATGACCATAATGAGAGGTATGATTTTTATCATAGGGTGGAAGAGAAAGTTCCATTCGATCTTGAAATGTTCAATAAAATCACTAAGGGTGGACTATCAAAGAAAACCCTTAACATTTGTCTTGCTGGCACTGGTGTTGGTAAGTCTTTGTTTATGTGTCACGTTGGTGCTGGTTGCCTAACCCAAGGAAAAAATGTCTTATACATAACTATGGAAATGGCAGAAGAGCGCATCGCTGAAAGGATTGATGCAAATCTTTTGAACCTAACCATGGATGAATTAAAAGTTATTGACAGGGATATCTACGAAAGTCGTATTGCCAAGATTGTAAAAAAGACTAAAGGCAAGTTAATCGTCAAAGAATACCCAACTGCCAGCGCACATGCTGGTCACTTTCGTGCTTTGCTGGAAGAACTAAAACTGAAACGAGAATTTAAACCTGATATTATCTTCGTTGACTATCTCAATATTTGTGCGAGTCAACGAATGAAGCAAGGTGGAAGTATTAACTCTTATACATATATCAAGAGCATAGCAGAAGAGTTAAGAGGATTGGCAGTTGAGTATAATGTTCCAATTGTATCAGCCACTCAAACGACTCGTTCTGGATTCACAAACTCGGATCCAGGACTTGAAGATACCTCTGAATCTTTTGGTTTGCCAGCGACAGCTGACTTTATGTTTGCTTTGGTCAGCAATGAAGAGTTGGAAGGATTGAATCAGATTATTGTTAAGCAGTTAAAGAATCGCTATAACGATCCAAGTTTCTATAAGAGATTTGTTATTGGAGTTGATCGAGCGAAGATGAAACTGTATGATGTAGAAGCATCGGCACAAACTCTGAGTGACTCAGGGAAGAATGATGACGATGAACCAATGTTTGATAAGAGTAATTTTGGTCGCAGACAAAAGGCAGAATCNTTCGAAGGATTTAAGTTTTAGGAGAGAATATGACTAAGGTAATCGTAGCAAAACAGAAACATGATATGTCTCATATGATGGGACAATTCCCAGATGAGTCTCATTATGATTTCCTCATTGAAGAGGATTGTGATGTTTATATGCCAGAAATTCCTGGACATCCAGAGTTGACTTACTCTGAAGACAGAATTGTTTTAAAGTTCCGCAAGAACTATTTCAGTAAAGAACAACAAGACCAAGCGTACTTTGGTCTCCGTGAAGCAGCAACTGAAACTCAGAACAGAGGTATGGCTGCAGGTCCAAGAGCAGAGAAGTTAGGTAATCGTGAGTGGGTCACTGAATA